CTTGCACTCGATCAGGAACGGTCCCAGCTTGAGGTCACCCTCATCCGCCACCTGATACTGCGTCAGGTTTCGACGCAGTCCTTGAGTTGCTTCATCCCCCAGCCAATCGCGAAACACGTTGACCACTTCGCGCTCGAACTGAGCGCCCTTTGTTCTTGAATTAACCATTGGATATCTCTTGCATTAACCAACCCAGATACACCTGCGCTTTCGCGAGGTCTTCCTTGGGGTTGTCTTTGTCGGCGTAGCGCCATGAGTACTTGATGATGTTGCCCTTCAGGTAGCCCTGAAACGCTTCGGGAGACATGCTCGCTTTGATGGCGTCGATGCACTCGAGGTCAGGGAACTTGTCGTTCTGACTAGAGTAGTGCTTCGGCCTCGAGACTCGGTCCCAGTCTTCCGGTGTCGCATCGTTTAACGATAAGTGATGATGTTTGCTCATGGAGAAACTCCTCTGTTCCGTAGCGCTCAATAAACTGAGCTTTGTAGGGATGGCGAGACACGTATCGATCATTCGAGTGGCCCAGCCGGTGATGTGCAGGACACAGGGGGATGGTCTCGAGGTGACCGCCTACCTTGGTCTTGCCGTGTATGTGGTGAACTTCAGCAGGGGATTTGACGCCCATGTACAGCCGGCAAACTATGCAACCCAATTGAACGATGGCGTCCATCCATTCATGCTCTTCTTTGGTAGCCCAGTGCGACTTCATGCGATGTTTTCCCGCATTTCGCCATGATCGATGTAGCAAAAAAACTCAGCCATCATGTCATCGAGATCGATGGGGATTGGACGCATAGATTTTTGATGAGTGATAACCCACCCATCTTTCTCAAGCCTGTGTAGAGCTTCATAGACTGCGTTTATGTGGACCCCAAGCTCATCAGCAAGCTCAGCCGCAGTCGGCGGAACCCTGTACTCGATCCAAAACTTAATTAACGCCAAGTAATATCGGCCCATACCTTTGGTCATTTTTTGCGGAAAATCTGTCATCCCATCAATGTCCTCATCTCTGCCCGTGTGGTAGCCATCTCTGTCTGCCACGTTTTGAATGCCACCTCTGCCGCCAGTGCGTTCTGCTTAGCCGCCGCGAGAGCGCCTTTGGCAGTGCCTCTAGCAACACGCGCATCAAACATTTCCTGCTGGTCATCTGCCCACTTGGTCTGGGCCGCAACAGTCTTGTGTCCGTGCTGGTTCTCAGCGATGAACATCAACTTCGCGGCTGTCCGTTTCTCTGTGGCTTCAGCCGTAGCTAGATTTACCTCCGCTGTCTGTACTTCAGCACCAGCTTCGCGAATGTCCCTAGCAAAGCGCTCGTTATCCATTGGTCTTCTCCTTCGAATAGTTGATGTAATACTTGGCTGTTTGACTCCGGCGCTCTTGGTACTGCAAGCAACGTGGATCAAACTGAAACCCGACCCGACCCTCATAACCCCCGTTCCGGTTCTTCAGGATCTCGAGGTACACGTCCCACTGCTTCACAAACTTCTCGTCAGGTTCCTCGTTGAGGATCGCCGCCTGCTCGAGGTGGTCTGCCTTCCGTTTGTTTTTCCACAACGACATGAAGCCGTCGGCAAGGTCCGTAACAGAGCCGGAACCCTTGACGTCGAACTTGTTGGGGGCGGTGTTCTCGTCGTCACCCTTTCGAGAGTGAGTGACCAGAAAAATTGTGGATGCGGTGGTCTGCTTAAAGTGAACGAGTGTCTCGACAAACTTCTGCTGGGCTGAGTAGTCCTGCTGATCAACCATGTTGGTCAGTGAGTCCACAACAAATACGTTGATGCCGTAGCGGGCGTAGGCGTACTCAAAGCAAGCCAACAGCTTTTTGGCGCTGGGTGTAATCCTGTCTTCGTACAGCCAGAGGTTGCCCTCGAGCCAGCCCAGTAGCTTGTCGCGGTATGCCTCCGGCGGATGCTCTGACCCGCCGGCCTGACGTAGCATCCTGTGCAGTAATCTTTCGGGCGTCATCTCCGGCGAACAGATCAGAACCTTGTTACCCTGCTCGATGGCGTTCAAGCAAAGCTGGCCCAACCACATTGACTTGCCGTGTCCGTTAATGCCGGTAAGTCCCCATAGTTCCGATGGCCGGAACCTGATGTCCTCCTCATCCAGCTTTTCCCAGCCGGAACGAAAGCCCATCGTGTCGGAGTTGGAGTTCTCGAAGATGGCATCAACTCGCTCCTTGAATTCCATAACAGAATGCAGGGTGTCTGGGTCTTGCCATCGGGCGTCTTCATACGCCGCCTCGAGGACAGTTCTGGCGCCGTCATAACCCTGCTTTTGCAGTAGCTCGTTGATGTCTTTGGTGGGCAGAGTGATGCGGTAGCACCGGTCACCGAATCGCTTCTTAATTTCCTCAGCCGCAAGCTCACCCTCTTCATCCATGTCAGTGGCGATGATGATCTCTTCGAACCGCTTGAGGTTCTCGAACTCCTGCTCGATCCAGTTGAGTTGCTTGCGTCCCTTGCCACCACCGAAGGGAACCGACAGAGCAGGGAAGCCAAGCTCGCTCGCCGCTATCTGGTCCCACTCACCCTCAACAATCCAAAGCTTGCGACTGTCCTTGGGCATGGTGTGCCACCCGTACAGGATCGGGCGGGTATCTTTCTGTGGCATGGGATGCCCGTCGTAATTGATGGGCTTGTTCTTGATGAACACGAGCTTGCCGTCGGGATCGAAGTACTGAAACACCACATCCAGACCACCCCGTGACTGCGTCTCATAAATCTTGTGCCGGAAGTACACCTCCCCCACATCCCTGAACCCACGACTCTCCATGTACTCATGTATGTAAGCGTTGTTGCTCTGTGGTGGTGGGGTGGGGAGGATGTATTTCTTTTTTGCCGCCGGAGAAATTTTTGGCTTGGCCGCAAACTCCCTGATGCTGTATCGCTTTGCCCCCCAGTCCATTGCCTCAGTCAGAGACACGTTCCTGCTTTGTTGGATGAGGTCCAGCATGTCGCCAGAGTCACCCGTGGCAAAGTCGATCCACTTGCCACACTTATCACCATGTAAATAAACGGAAAGACTGCGTCCCCTGTCGCCGTCAACACTTCCTACCTTGTAACAACCTGACTCAACGACCCCGTCAGGAAAAATCTCTAGACATATTTGATGTGCATGTCTCCCTAGTTCTTGCGACAAAGCGCGTATATCCATTACTTAACCTCAGCTAGTAGATCGTCGTTTCGACTTATGTTCTTGAAGCGATCCAGAGAGTCCCAGTCAGGACTCCCTATCCGTTGCCATCCCCGTGAGATAGAGAAGGGGATGAGTTCCCTCAGGTCATAGCCATGCTTAGCCATTTCCTTGAAGTCGTGTGTTTGGCGAGTGACGGTGTTCTTAGATGGCTTGCGACTGCCAGCCTTGTGATCCCACCACAACTGCCATGCCTGTTTAGGAATACCTTCAGGACATGAGTTGAGGAGGTCTTCTTTCCAATGGTTATTCTTATTAGATGTTTCTTCTTTCTCTATAGTTATTCTTTGCTCTTGATTTTCCACATGTGGAATATCCACTTGTCGATTTTCGACATCTGCTTTTTTGCAAACTGGCAACTGTTTTTCGTCGTACACTTCCCAGTCAAAGACAGTTTTGCCCTCTTCAACATATCGGACTCGACGGATATACCCACTCTGCTCTAAACAGTCGGCAATGTTTCGGATGCGAGCTGGAGTACAGGAAAAGTGCTTCGACAGTTGAGACTGAGTGACCCGCCAATTGTCTATATGAGAGAGCAGATAGCAGAGTAGGCCGATAGCCTCTGGCGTTAGGTCTCGGTCACGGAGGAGATTGTTGGGCAGTTTTGTATAGTGACGACAGGTCTGTGACGCAGGCTTAAAGATCATACTAGTCCATGTATTAAGCAGATGAGAATTTACACCCAAGGACGAAAATTGAAAGCTACATTTAAGGCGTTGTCAACCTATGGACAAAATATCTTTAGTCGGTTAAAAAGATCCTCTATCACACGGATTAGTATTTATGGCTTGGGACAAAGAAACCCGCGCCGATTTCCTCAATAAAGAGTTTGATAAAAAGGGAATCGCTAGATGGGGCAGAGCGTCATATATAAAAAACAGAATCAAATGCTCTAATGCAAGTGCCGCCGCTTGGCTGGAGGGGTCACTGCCAAAGAATTTAGATATGGCTATAAAATTCTGCGATATCTTCGATATAGACTTATATCAGTGGGTAAACGGAGAAAGCCGTGGGCTAAACATAACGGAAAAACAGCTCACAACTTTATTGGTTAGATGTAAAAATTTTGAAGACGAATACGGAATTGATTTGTCAGCAGAGCAACTTTCAGTATTGGTTTTAATTGGTTTCGAGGATGATAAAAACATGGAAGCTTTCATGAAAAATCTCCGAAGATTCTTTAAGGGAAGCGCAAATGAGAAAACACCGACTGAGTAACGCCGAGTTTATCGCCGTGCTTAGAGCCGCACTCTACAAAAAAGTGAAAACTGATGGCGATTGCGAGCCGACCGATGAAGAATTTGCGAAAACTCTAGAAGTATTAGCGTCTAAAAACAAATCTGAGTGTTGAAATTATCATTTAGCTGATGTAATTTTAGT